ATCGCATCAGCGCCATCAACGGCCTGATCTCCGCCGCCGACAAAAATCTCTACTATTCCAAACGCAACGGTCGCAACCAGACATCACCAGCGCTCCACGAGTGCATAGCGTAAGAGAATTTATCCGTATGGCGGAGGGGATTAATTAATACATCAATGAACCCACAGCTATAAATTTTAGGCAATAAAAAACCACCCTTGCGGAGTGGCTTAATATTCTGATTTAACAGCTAAAATTTGGTGGCCCCTGCTGGACTTGAACCAGCGACCAAGCGATTATGAGTCCCAATTCAAAACTAGTTAAATCAGTAACTTGCTGATTTTTATGCTTTATTGAGGCCAAATAGTGATGAAAAGTGGCACATAGCGTTGCGCTCTGCTGCCACTTTGCTGCCAATCCAGGATGAGCTTTCAACCATCTATGTTTGCTTTCCTTAAGAATAAAAGACACTGATATATAAAGTTGCAATGGTGTTGATTAAAAAATGAGCATTATGTCGTCATGCACACGATAAACAAAGCACGATGAAAACAAAACTAAAATGAGGGTGTGGTGAAATAGAGGGACAGCACATTACTCTCTTACATAAATTTTAGTTCTGGTAGTTATTCAGATGCGATCACCATGTTCAGTAAAAGTTGAGCTACAGCATCAAGTGGTTAAGGTATGGGTATTTGTACAGCATAAAAATATGGTAAATTATAGTTAAATGTAGTTATAAAAACTAAGCGGTGAGACAAATGCATAATAAATTCAAGGTAATAGATCTTTTCTGTGGAGCTGGCGGGCTATCGGCTGGATTTTGCCATGGGGAAATGTCTAGACACTTTGAAAGCATTCTTGCCATTGATAACGACGCCGCTGCGATTAAGACCTACAACGCAAATTTCAACTCTCATGGTATAAAAGCGAATATTGAAGAGTGGATTGCTACTAACGAGGTTCCAGCTGCCGATATCGTTATTGGAGGACCCCCGTGCCAAGGTTTTAGCCTGCTAAACAAAAACAGAGAAGGGGATCACCGTAGAGCTTTATGGGAACCCTATATGGACATTATTCAGCGTTCAGGCGCAATAATGTTTGTCATGGAGAATGTACCAGGATTACTGAAAAGTGATGAGTTTGAAGATATTGCAGCAAAAGCAGAATCAATGGGCTTCATGCTTCTTAATCCAAAAGTACTTAATACTGCTGATTACGGTGTTCCTCAGACGAGGAAGAGAACGATAGCTGTCGGCATCAAACGTGACCGGTTTATGTTGGATGAGGTTCCAGCTTTTCCACCAAAACCTTCTCACCAGGCACCTGAAAAATCCGGATCTCTTCCTGCTTGGATTTCAACTCGCGAAGCAATTGGTGATTTATCTGAGCCTGTAGGCACTGAAATTCGGGATGAACAACCTCCATTAAACCTCCACTTTGGCCGCAACCCTACCGAGCTTTCGAAAGAACGCTATCAGGCTGTACCTCTTGGTGGTAATCGTTTCGACCTTCAAAAAAACCGTCCTGACATAACCCCCGCCTGTTGGATCAAAAAAACTTCAGGTGGAACTGATTTGTTCGGGCGCCTCTGGTGGGAAAGACCTTCGGTAACCATTCGTACCGAGTTTTTTAAACCAGAGAAAGGGCGTTATCTCCACCCTGATCAGCATCGCCCAATCACTCATCGCGAAGCAGCCAGACTGATGTCGTTTCCTGATGATTTTATTTTTTGGGGTTCTAAAACTGAAGTCGCGCGACAGATTGGTAATGCTGTGCCGCCTGTTTTTGCACAAAAGATAGCTGCTTACGTGCTTGATGTGATGCAAGCAAAAAAGGAAGATGTGTTTTCTCCTGAGAAAAAAATGCCGCTTAAAAGGACGATGGCTTATGGACGAACATAAAGTAAATGGCACTGTTGCTTTCGCTAAAGCTCGCAAAGAATTTCACGCTCAACTTCTGCTAAATACACTTACTATCAATGCGGCAGGAATAGTAAGCAATGCTGATAGCAGTAACAGGAATAGCAAGGCAATAGCACGAGAAATCGCTAGGCTACTTGAGGCTGAGACGGTTGGCGAAAGAATTGCGGGGCAGACTTCAGGTAATCAGTTCGAAAGCACCTGTGCTCAGTTCGTTAATGCAACTTTTTTGAAACTTGGACATCTGCGTCCAGGAAAATGGAATGTTCAACAAGTCTCAGGGCGGAATCGCCTGGAAATAGCAAAATATGAACAATATGCTCATCTAATAGCCCTGGATCGTGCAGCAAAAAGTGATGCTGAACTTGCAGCTGCATTAGGTAGTGACTATACAATTACGCCTGATATTGTTGTAAGCCGCTACCCTGAACACGATGACGTTATAAACAGACCTGAATTGCTTGTTGATGATTCTGTGACTCTTATGTCAGGTCTTCGCGAATCAAATGGCGGTAGGCCGTTGTTGCATGCCAGTATTTCCTGTAAATGGACGATAAGAAGCGATAGAGCGCAAAATGCACGTTCTGAAGCGCTCAACCTTATAAGAAACCGTAAGGGCACACTCCCACATATTATGGTTGTTACCGCTGAACCCACACCAAGTAGACTTGCTTCGATAGCTTTGGGTACAGGTGACATCGATTGCGTTTATCACTTTGCACTACACGAACTTATAAAAGCAGTTAATCTTCTCGAATTGAATGATGCGGCAGATATGCTTGCTGTGATGGTGGATGGGAAAAGGCTAAAGGACATTTCTGACTTGCCATTAGATCTAGCTATTTAACATATGGAAGTCCACATTACAGCGCGATAAATAGATTTTATTAAATCATCAAGATGGTTATTTTCTATCATTTCCTAAAGCCAACTAGAGCCAAAATTTATTAAATGGCATTATGCTTTTCTACCAAAAATCATAGTTTTATATCTAAAGGGAAGCTAATCAGCTTCCCTAAGATACTGGTTTAATCTGTCACCTGTTTTTTAAGAAGTTAGCAATCGTATCTTCTTGGTTTTTTGAGAAAATCCAGCCGCCTAAGCTCCCATTCCATCGGCCTCCTAATTCTTTTAGCTTTTCTTTTATCGGGGTTGTGTCCCCTTTAACTAGGAAACTTCTAACTTGCCCATCTTTTTCATAGTCTTCTATATATACCTTATCTTTTCTTATTTCTTCTATTTTTTCTTTTTCTGTAGAAGTTGCTTGTTTAGGAGTGATAGATATTCCATTTATTATTTTATCTAAATGCAGGTCGAGTTGATGTGCGAACTTTTCTTTGAAGTCCTGTGAATTAGTATATCCTTCCACAAGCCCCATAGGTCTCATTTTAGCTTTAAAAGCTTTCAGTCGGCTGTACTGTTCAATATCTATTTTTTCAGGATCGATAGTCGATGATGAAAAATAAAGCATTACTGGCTTGTTTTGGTTGATGAAATATTCTATTTCTTCAGTAGTTCCACTTTCTGAAATGCCAGTGTGTGTTCCTATACGTGTCCAGAACAACCCTACCAATAAATCACATGAACCTACTAACTGTTCATTAATAACTTGCTGGGGTCTGCTACCTAATATAGGTGCAGAGTGAGTTTCCCATTTGACAGGAAGTACTACAACTTTACTACTTTCAGATCTAACAGCGTTCCATTGTGATATCACTTCTGGAATAAGATTTCTTTCTTCGCCTAAATCACCTGGAGACGCAATAAGTATCCTATATACTGTTGCTTGGTATGACATAGTAAGTCCTTTTTCAAATTAAGAATTTTTATTTAAAAGTGACCATTCACTTTTAACTTAGCCAAAAGGGTGCTGTCATAAAAGTAGTAAAATTTATTTTAATAATAACTGATTAGAGCATACTTAAGGGGTTAAGAATTTTTGCTTCAATTAAATGATCCGGCGCAAAATGCGCATACCTCATCGTAACCTTGATATCCGTATGACCCAGTATCCGCTGAAGCACCAGAATATTGCCACCATTCATCATGAAATGTGACGCGAAAGTGTGACGCAGCACATGCGTAAGCTGTCCCGCTGGCGTTTCAATGCCTGCACGCTGCATAGCCTTTCTAAACGCGGAATAGCATGGCGTGAAAAGAGGCTGCGCTTTGCGGCTGGCGGGCAGTTCTGCCAGTAATTTTTCTGTTATCGGCACCGCCCGGTTTTTCTTGCCTTTAGTTTTCACATAAATGATCTGACCTGCCCGAACCTGATTTCCCTTCAAGCCTTCTGCCTCACTCCAACGCGCGCCTGTAGCCAGGCAAATTTTGACGATTGCCGTTAAATTCGGAGAGCGGCTTTTATCACACTCAGCCAGTAGCACACGGATTTCATCGGTGGTGAGATATGCCATTTCTGACTCACCGATTTTAAATTCCCTGATGTTCTCCAGCGGATTCGGAGCTTTCCATTCATCAAGCCGGCGCAGCTCGTTAAACACCGCACGAAAATACGCCAGCTCAAGGTTAACTGTTCGCGGAGTGACCGTCTTCACTCTCGTGGAGCGGGTAATCTTTCCGCTTAACCGCTGCTCACGGTAAGCAGAAAAAACTTTGGCGTTAAACTCAGTCGCAAGGGGATTGCCCATTGCCTCGCAGGCAAACGCCATTGTGCTCCGACGCTTTTCGCCATCAGCTAGAGTGATGCCATGAGCGTTGAACCAGAGTTCAACCAAGTCTATGACGCGCCTCTTGTCCGTCTTTTTACCCAACCAGGGTTTATCCTGCGCCTGATCTTTGATGTGCTTCTCAAAAGACAGGGCTTCGCCTTTGGTCACAAACTGGCGGCGGATGCGTTTACCATCGCGCCCGTTTGGGAAAACCTGAGCCTGCCATTTGCCAGAGGGAAGTTTACTTACAGCCATGTTTTTAAAGTTGCTCTGTGCGGCTTATGACTTTACCAAGCACTTTGATATCTTCCGCTTGGCACTCAAATGAAGCTTTGCCATTCTCTATTCGGATCCGACTACCAGGGAAACGATACAGCTCTCTAATGCTGACAAGCCCATCAATCTCGATAAGCCAAAAGCCATCCATCACTTCACCTGAATATTTATCGGCGATGTAAGAAGACTTACCGTCGGTGACAGAAAAAGGACTCGATAACCCAACTTGGATGTCAGCTTTATCCAAAATAATCTCGCCGAAATCTTCGATTATCCCATTTGAGATTTTTTTGCGAGGGATGATCACTGTTTGTGATTCATTTCCTTGGCTGAACATGCTCCCTTTACCAGTAGCTAGCCATATTAGTGATGCCCCGGTATCCACGTTACAGATGATCATCCAGTCTGCAGGGAATGTATCGCGCGCGTAGCGATTAGCCATGGTGCTTTGAGAAACACCCAAGTGAGAACAAAGAGAGATACGAGTAGTGAACCCATAAGCTTTTACTAAACGCTCGATGACTTCCTTTCCGCCTCGGTTACTATGTATAACCTCTCGTATGAGTTCTGACTCATACTCGTTTGTGTTCTTTGATGTTGACATTGTATTTTGTTGATCCTATTCTCTCGTTTGTGAAGTGTTGAATAGCGATTAATAGAGCCGTCTAAAACTCAAACTGAGGAATACTGCATCATGACCCGTAAACTTTCAATGAGGCCAAGCATCAATCTTGTTATCTCCGAACCGTACATTACGGTTGAAGAGTTCTGCCGTCGCACTGGCTACAAGGAAGGCACCGTGCGCCAGATGTACCGCGAGAACCGTCTGCCCATCAGGAAGAAAGAGGGCGTTAACGGTCTCATCGAGATCAACATGGTTGCATTGACGATTGAAGCGGCCGCTGGCTGTGAAATCACAATGCAGGGCTGATGGATTCCATATTGGGATTAATCGAGGTTATTCACCATGTTTGATTTTCAGGTTTCTAAACATCCGCACTTTGATAATGCCTGCCGTGAGTTTGCGCTTCGTCATAACCTTACTGAGGTTGCGCAGGCCGCCGGTATGAACGTTCAAATGCTGCGGAACAAACTCAACCCCGAGCAAAAGCATCAACTGACGTGCGTTGACCTGATGCGGATCACCGACGTGACAGAAGACGCCAGCCTGTTAGATGCATTGCTTTCCCAAATGCACTGCCTGCCCTCTGTGCCGGTCAACGAGCTGACCACGGAGAAGCTGGATATCTACGCATTGCGAGCAACGGCCGAAGTAGGGCAACTGGCCGCCTTTGCCGCCTCCGGTGAGAAAATGACGCCGGGACGGAGAAACGCGTTAGTGAGCAACATCAACTCCGGCGTGCGGTATCTCTCTCTGGCCGCGCTGGCTGTTCACGCGCGCATTCATAGCAACCCTGCGCTGGCATCCACTCTGGATGCAGTAGGTGGTCTTGGCGCTTCCATAGGGATCAGTTAAGGCAAATGGCTTTCTCTATCGCACCGCTTTTAAAGCGGCAAAACCAGCTACCGGCTTTCGGACATGGCTGGATCACGAGCAAAGACGGTAAACGCTGGCACCCCAGCCACTCACAGCGTGAGCTGTTAAACGAATTAACCGGAAACGGGAGCAAGAAAAAATGGCAATCGAAGCTGAAAGAAACGCTGTTCAATTAAATGCAGGCCAGCGTGTTAGCGGCTTAAACCATATCGCCGCGATCCGCGCCCAGCTATGGGGCGACAATTGCGGAAATGAGTTAAAGCGTTTTCTGGCAGATATGAACGACAAACGTGATGCGCAGTATGAGCAGAACAAAAGAGCGTTAGCGGCGATTTTCTTTCTGGCTAACATCAGCAAAGAGCGTCATGACGTGCAGTTTAATGAACTAACCAGTGCTGAAAAGAATGCGCTGATAGTGGCGATGAATCATTTCCGCGCTGTTGTGAGCTTATTTCCCAAAAGACTGACGCTTCCTAATTAAATAAACCAAAAAAATAAATGGCGTAAACCCGCCGGGCATTCTTTTGCCCAAATTTCGGAGATAGAGAAATGCGAAATACCGAAACACACCGCTTTGAAGCTGACGAGCTGGCTATGCAGAACCTGCTCACCGCGGCACGCAATGAAGAGCGCAAAGACCGTGCGCTTAAGTTTTCTGTCCGCCTTGCAGCTCTGGCAGTGCATATCCATAAAAAAGGGCTGAACGGCGTTGAAGCAGCTGAGCTGCTGCGGCAGGAAGCCGAGCGTTTTGAGCATGAATCACGGGAGCTGCACTAATGGCTGATTCAATGGATCTGGTTCAGGCCCGCGTTCAGCAGGAGCTGGAGCGTAATCTGGCAAACGTCACCGGCCGGCCAATTGTGATTAGCGAATTCTTCTGCCTGGACTGTGGTGTGGATATACCTGAAGCGCGTCGCCGCGCTGTGCAAGGGGTTACCCGCTGCGTGAACTGTCAGCAGATTAGCGAACTAAAAAGCATGCATTACAAGGGCAGCGCCGTATGAGCTGCCACCATGCGGGAGCCGAACAGTGACAGCCAGTGCTGCCATTACGGCTGAAAAAAACGGTGATTACCACGCTGCGCTAAAAACGCAGCGTGAAGTTTTTGGCGGTAAAACTCCGCTTGATATCTCTTTAGCTGAGCTGCAGCTGTGGCACGTCAATCCCGACGACCACATCTGGCGCAGCCAGTACCTGCATGACATGCCTGATTATCTGGCCGGCTATTTCAAAGATCGCTACCAGAAATTGCTGTCCGGTAATCAGGGCCGCCGGCGCGCCAATGCATTTTTACGCCAGACAATCGGCCAGAATGTATTGCCACGCCTGCAGTTGGTGAAAAGCCGCTACAAACTGCCCGAGTCAGCGGCAAATGAATTGCCCTTCATTAAACAGCTGGAGCGTTTACCCACGTTAGGCCGTCAGGATGTGCGCGATCTGGCTTATAAGGTCGGCACGTTCATGTCCCAAAGCCTCGCTGATTTTACTGATGCCGTAACCCTGCCCGATGACGCCGACGAAGAAGCAATCACCCTGACGGCTTACCGCTACCTATCCGAGCTTTCATCCCTGACCGGAACAACCCCGCCTTACTGGGCTGAATATCAGGCTGGACGCGGCTCGCTTGCGTTACGCAAAGCGCAGTCCGGACTGCTGCGCATGATGGCACCCGAATGGTGGCGCGGACGCCTGAAGAAGATGCATGATCTGCAGCGCGAGCACATGGCGATTGCGGTTGGCCAGGTACAGAAAGCGGCCTCGCCTTATGTATCACGCGGCACCCTGGCGGAATGGGTTGAGCAGAAGAAACGCAATCGAGAGTTTTTCAAACGCTTTGACCTGATTAACAGTGAAGGCGATCGCATTGCGCTGGAGGATATGGTTAACCGCAGCAATGCCAATCCAGCTATTCGTCGCTGTGAACTGATGGTGCGCATGCGCGGGTTTGAAGATATCGCGCAGGAGACCGGCTGCGTTGGAGAGTTTTATACGCTGACCGCGCCGTCAAAATACCATGCAGTTTACAGCCAGGGCGGCTTTGTCTCTCAATGGAACGGAGCGAGCCCACGCGATACTCAACGTTATCTCTGCAAAGTCTGGTCAAAAATCCGTGCGGCGCTGTCCCGCGATGATATTCACGTGTTTGGCTTCCGTGTGGTAGAGCCTCATCACGACGGCACCCCGCACTGGCACATGCTGCTGTTCATGATGCCGGAGCATAAACAACGCGTTCACGACATCATGGCCCGCTATGCCCGTGAAGAAGACGCACACGAAATGAATAGCGATGCCGCACGCCGCGCTCGCTTCCATGTTGAAAGTATTGATCCCTCCAAAGGCAGCGCTACCGGCTACATCGCCAAATACATTTCCAAGAACATCGATGGCTATGCGCTCGATGGTGAGAAAGATGGCGAAACTGGCGAAAGCCTGCGTGACATGTCCAAAGCAGTATCTGCCTGGGCATCCCGTTGGTGCATTCGTCAATTTCAGCAAATTGGTGGCGCGCCGGTAACGGTATGGCGTGAGCTGCGCCGTATGCGTGATCAACAGCTGCCGGACCCGCGCATGGATGCGGTGCTGGCTGCGGCAGATGTTGGCTGCTGGGCTTCTTATACGCAGGCGCAGGGCGGCCCGCTCGTTTCACGTGAGGATTTGGTCATCCGCCTTTGCTATGAGATCACCGAGCAGGGAAATGAGTACGCAGAAGATGTCCAGCGTGTGCAGGGCATCTACTCGCCGCAGGTTTACGGATCTGAAATCTCGACGCGTCTGGTTAAGTGGGAAAAGGTTTCCAAATTAGCCGAAGCGCCAGCGGAGGCTGGTTTTTCTGGCGGCAGCGCCGCCCCTTGGAGTTCTGTCAATAACTGTACGGGGCCACAGCGCCGACGATTAGAAATGGAACTAAAAGCCAGGGGAATTAACAGCAGTGATGAAGAAATGAAGCTGCTTTTGATGGGAGTTGGCATCGATGCAGGGGCGAAAAAGCGTCTTTTTTACTGGAACGGCAGGTTACAGGAGAAAAGCATGCGAGTCTGAGTACATCAGATCAATCCCATTGAAAGATAAAAAGTGTTTCACATCCGGATAAAAATTTTATACTGTACGTATATCCAGTTAAGCTTGCAGGGAGGGGAAAATGCAGGATTGTCTTTTGGAGTCGGTCAAACTCCAGCGTATTGATTTCTTTTTAAAACTTGTTGCTGTCAGTGATTGTAGTGAGGATGAAAAGCGCCTCGCTATTGAGTGGGTTTCAGAACTAACAGACGAGCTTATGGCACGGCTTCGTAACTATGAATACAGCCGCTCAATGCAGGTGTTGGAGCAGTAAATGGCAGCGCTGACGAATGACTGCGACAGTGCATGACTATGCCGCATGAATTCGCATGATCCGAACAGGATCGCAAATGCCGAAGCCCGCCAGTAATGGCGGGCTTTTGCGTATCTCATGCAGGTGCATGAAAACCGCTACATAAAGCGGGCAGGCGTGGCGGGGGTACGAGCGCGCGCTATTGAGTTATGTTTGATTTCAAAAGTCAATGACTTCATGTTAAGTTAGGAACAATCCTTACGGCCCATAGCTTTGCTGATCGTAGCTTATACCTAATATCTAATTGGATGGAATATGAAGGAATCATTTAGCGCGTCATTAATTATCCAAGGTAGACACAAATTTTACAGTCTAACCCTCCCTATTAATATAATAGCGAGTTGCTGTTCACCAAACCCAAGGACTGAAGATCCGCAAGAAGGTTTTCAAAGAAGCTTAGACGCCACACGAGCAGATTCTATAGCTGAGTACATTGCAAATGGTGGTGTAATTCCGTCAAGTATTATTTTATCAGCTCAGGCATCTGCAGATTTTGAATATAATAGTGGAAAAAAAACGTTAAGTTTTAGCAACGATCTTAAATCCTTTCTCATTATCGATGGTCAGCATCGCGTCTACGGATTCAGAAAGCTTTATGAAAGAGGATTTGATGACCGAAAGCTACGCATACCGGTAGTAATATTTTCTGACCTTACGCCTATTGATGAAGCTAGATTGTTTATTGATGTGAACACTCTTCAGAAACCTGTACCCAAAGAGTTACTGTTAGATATAAAAAAATTAGCAGAAACTGAAAATGCTGAAGAAGAAATGCTAGATTTGATTTTTACCACATTTGAAAAAAATTCGACTAGTGCATTGGCTGGTAAATTATCTCGTTTTGAAAAAAAACGAAACTTAATATCTAAAGTTACATTCTATGAAGCATTTAAGCTTATTTTACGAGCTTTCGATATTTCTAGCCCTCAAAGGCTTTTTGAGATTGTTAATGCTTACTTGTTTGCGGCACAAGATCTTTTGAATTCCCAGAGTGTAGACTTTGACGAAATAATAGTTAAACCAACATCATTTAAAATATTAATAGGGCATAGTAAAGCAGTAATTGCAATGATATTTGATAACTCACCAGACTCTGCAAGTATGATTAGTGAACACAAAAAGTATTTAAAGAGAAGTTTGAATGGAAATATTGTCAGCGTGTTAAATAATCGAGCTACTATTAAATCTATTGAACTGCTCGATAATAAGCTTCTTAAAAGAAATATTGTTATATGACAGATATTGTAAAGATTGAGCGTCTTTTAAGAGCCATAAACTGCCCCCTGGTTTTGGGGGCTAATCGCATTGCTCATGGAAGAGTCATTGAAAAAATAGGAGATCTTAATTTTTCATTGACTAATGTAGTACCTACTCCGAATCAGAAATTAACACTCAATATGTTTGATTCAAAAGAGTTTGCATATTATATGGCAGGTGAGGCAAATAGGTTTTTTTTAGCGTCCATGGTTTCATTGAATAGATCTCAACAAGATGAAAGTGAAAATATATCTTGGCAGGTTGTTGAACATTATTACGCTGCTTACTACGCTGTGCATTATATCATCCGCGCTGTAGGCTTGAGTATTACTAATATTGATAAGTCAACAATGCAAACGATTGTTCGATCAAACCTTACTGGCAGCATCCTCCCAAATCTTGAAAGCGGCTTGAATTTAATGAAGTATGATGCTTTATGTGAAACAATAACTTTGGAGAAAAAGGACAAAAAAGGTGGCTCTCATATTGATGCATGGGCTGCTTGGGCCTCTGTAATTGAAATTCTACTACAGCAAGCAAATACTGATATTGAAGAATATGCCGAAAGCGCAATCTCGCTTTCGGAGCATCTTTCTTTTATAAAAAGAAGTAATGACACCTTCAGTCCTACTGTAATTAGAAACGAAATTAACTATCAATTTTCAAATAATGCTTGGTGCTTTGATGGTCTGACCGGAGAAAAAATTAATCGTATTAGAAGAGCGATTGCTAATAATAGCATGATCCTTAAGGACCGAGGGGATATGTTAGAGAACCTGATATGTAATAATAACTTTATACTTACACTTGCAAAAAAAGCATTCACCTCTGCTTCTGAGGGTAATGCCAATAGCATTAGTAGAATTCTCTTGCATAGATTCAGACGAAAAATAGCAACCTTAGCATAATATGCATTATTTGGGTTTTTTAAGGGTTTAAAATGGCTCTTTTGCATGTTTTAATTGCTGGTGCGAGTTTTTTGCTTCGCACCAGCAATTAAAATAATTATAAATGAGATTTTTTTTCAAAAATCAACGCTTAGAGAATAATGATTAAATTGTATTGCATCTTCGCCTAACCAACTATTTAACTCCTCTAAACGCCTTTGGAGAGGAAGTAACTCATTACGTACAAAAACGCAACTCGCTTTCTCCACATCCCCAAACCCCCCGACATTGCTCGGCATAATCCCCATCATCTGCGGCGGCACGCGGTGCGCAGCCATCATGTCATCCCGGCTCACATTTTTAATGTTCAGAAACTCGTCCTTAGCCGCCACCTCTGATAGTGGGATGATCTGGATGCCGTCCTTTTTGCCGTTAGGCGAGTACATAAACAGGTTACGGAAGTTACCCGGTCCTTTGGCGCTTTTCATTGCGGTGCGGATGTTGTTCACGTCTTCCTGACTCTGCGCCGCGTCGGTCATATACATGATAAAACCGGCATGGCTACCGTTCAGGTAATACTTCCGGCGGAACAGGGTAGCCGACTCGTTCAGCAACGTTGAGGGAATAGCGGACAGATATTCCGGCAGGCCGTAAATCTCCTGATTCAAATCCGGCTCCATCAGGTGAAAGATGTTCCCCTTCGTGAACTGATATGGCTCGGTGGTCAGGCCGTACTGCACAAACCAGTAGGTATCCAGATCGGTGCCGCGGCGGGTGAACTTCGCCAATGTAGGCTCCAGGGCGATAACGCCACCCAGCCGGTTAGTGCGCTTCTCCAGATAGGCATTGCCGAACACCAGATAGTCCTGCACGAACCGGCTGAACGCCTGCTGGCTCAACAGCGGGTGCGGAATAAAAGTGCTGGTCAGAATATTGCGCTTTACGTTAATCGGTGAGCTGTGATGTACGGCAGCCCGGAAGGTACGCGCTAGCCCGTCGAAACTCACCGGCGGCTCATACCATCGATCCATCACCACGCACTCCACGTAATCCAGCAGCTCACGACGGTCGAGCACCGGCACCGGATCGCCGAAGCTGAATGCCTCCGCCGCTGGACCGCTGCTGACCATCTTTTCGTCTGGGTTTACCGGCTGCGTGCGGGTGCGGTTTCTGCGTTTGCTCATTTAAAAAATCTCCATGATGTTGCCGGTGTGGGCTGCTTCGCCTTGTAGTGGTTCGTTTGCCAGCGCGTGCATTACTGCCCAGGCCAAATCCGCGTGACTGGCTTCCTCGCTGCGGCTGGCTTCATAGGTCGGGCGGTTGCCGCTGGCTGTGGTGGCACGACGGATAGCCATGAATGACTGCGCAATGTCGAGGTGTCCGGCATCAAATTCCAGCCGCTGATGGCTGATGATGTCGAATGCCTTAAGCACCAGGGCGTTTTTGACGTTCGGGTTGTAGACGAACTCCTTCACCTGCGGGAAAAACTGCTTCACGTTTTCATACACGCCCAGCCCGACGCCGGTAGAGTCGATGCCGATGTAGGTCACGTTGTACTGCTGTGTCAGCTGCTTGATGGAATCGGCCTGGGCCCGAAAATCCATGCCGCGCCACTGGTGCCGCTCCAGAATGCGGAATTTGCCGCCCGATACCGCCGGTGGTGCGATGACCACGCAACCGGCGCTGTCGCCGTTCTGTGTACCTTTCGCCGGGTCATAGCCGATCCAGACTTCACGCCAGCCGAACGGGCGCAGCGCCAGTGCTTCAAAGTCCTTCCATACTTCCCAGCTGTCCACCATGCACGCCTGTAGCAGGGTCAGCGGGAATACGGACGCCAGGTCGTCCACAAACTCGCACATCAGCAGGTTCTGATATTCCGGCGGGCTGTACTCCATGCGCAGCTGGTCGAGGTCGAACAGGTTACAGCCGCCGTGCACCGCGTCTTCCACGGTGACAATCTGGCGAAACTGGCCGTCATCACAGAAACGGCCGGATGAGAGATTGCCATGGGTGAGATCGACATCTACGCGATCGGCTTTGGCGCGGCCACGGTTGTAGAGCGCGCCGGACCAGAAAGGGTAGGCGCTGTGCGTCAGGCTGGAAGGCGTGGAGAAATAGGTCTGCCGCCACTTTTTGTGCAGCGCCATACCGGATGCCACCTTGCGTAGCTCCTGAAACTTCGGGATCCAGAAGTATTCATCCAGATAGAGGTTGCCGTGGTAACTCTGCGCGGTGCGGGCGTTGGTGCCCAGAAAGTACAAACACGCGCCGTTACTGAGCGTCATCGGGTCGCCCTTCAGCTCAACGTCCACTTCTTTGGCAAACTCAATGATGTACTGCTTAAACACGTGCGCCTGCGCCTTGCTGGCGGAGAGAAAAATCTGGTTGCGTCCGCTGGTCAACGCATCTACCAGCGCCTCACGGGCAAAGTAGAATGTGGCCCCAATCTGGCGCGACTTGAGCACATTCCGGATGCGGTGCTTGTTGCCAGCCTCCCACCAGTTGCGCTGGTAGCCGAACAGCGAGCCGTGAAAAATCTCCTGTAGCTTTTCGATCTGCTCGTCGGTGAAGACATTTTTCTCTGGTGGTTTACGTGGTCCGCTGTTGCGGTTCGCCACCTTTGGATTCAGATCCGCTTCGTTGCCGCCACCGCTGAATTTACCAATGCGGGCGTGGCGTTCGGATTGTCGCGCCAGCAGGTCGATTTCCTTGAAGTCTTTCCCTTCTTTCTGCTCCTTCATGATGAGCTGGCAGTAACGCGCGGCGGTGGTGAGCTGCATCTGATCCAGAGGGCCGTAGTCGCCCCATTTGTCGCGCTTCTTCCAGCTGTGAACGGTTGCGGGTTTCTCTCCCAGCATTTCGGCAATGCGGGCGATACGGTATCCCTGAAAATAGAGCAGCAGAGCCTGTCTGCGGGGATCGAGGTCTTCTGGGGCGAGTGTCGTGTTCATACAGCCAAAATACGGCCCCGGCGCGGGCATTTCCGCCGCCGCTGATTGTGTGGATTTTCACACAAGGTTCGCGCGTTGTTTCAGTACCCCTTCCGCCGCAAACATAGTGCCTCACAGAGTTTTTCCCAACGGAGCCTGACCTATGGCAGCGGCAGTTAAAGCAAAGCGTTTTCGTATCGGGGTGGAAGGTGCCACCACGGACGGGCGCGAAATTCAGCGTGATTGGCTGGTCGAAATGGCCGCCTCATATAGCCCGGAAGTTTACACGGCGCTGATTAACCTCGAGCACCTCAAGTCCTATTCATCCGGCGGTGAATTCAGGCGCTATGGCCGGGTAACCGGTCTGGCAGCAGAGGAGATCACCGACGGCCCGCTGGCCGGAAAAATGGGGCTGTATGCCGACATTGAGCCGACGCCGGATCTGGTGGCGCTTACCAGGCAATGGCAGAAGATTTTCACCTCCATGGAAATCAGCCCGAAATTTGCCGACACCGGCAAAGCCTACCTGATTGGCCTGGCGGCTACCGATGATCCGGCGAGCCTCGGTACCGAAATGTTGGCCTTCAGCGCAAACGCGGCGCACAACCCGCTGGCAAACCGTAAGAAAGACGTGGCCAACCTGTTTTCCGCGGCGGAAGAAACGCAGATCGAGCTGGAAGAGGTGCGGGAAGAAAAGCCAGGCCTGTTTGCCCGTATCAACGCGATGTTCAGCAAAAAGCAGCACTCCGATGACGCGCGCTTTACGGACGTGCATCAGGCGGTGGAGCTGATTGCCAGTGAACAGCAGGACTTTAGCGCCCGTGTCGACATCGCCCTGAATGAGCAGGCAGAACGTACCGGCACGCTGGAAGCTGAGCTGCAGGATTATAAGGCTGCCTTCGATGCCCTACAGGCGCAGCTGAGCACTGAAGACAGCCGCAAAGACTATCGCCAGCGCGCACCGGGCGGCAACGCACCGGCTGGCACTCTGACCAATTGCTGAAGGAGCAATACCCCCCATGAAACAAAAAACTCGTTTTGCCTTTAACGCTTACCTGACGCAGCTGGCCCGTCTCAACGGCATCGATGTTACCGACCTGAGCAGCAAATTCAGCGTGGAGCCATCCGTGGCGCAAACGCTGGAAGACCGGATCCAGGAATCCGCTGCCTTTCTGACGCAGATTAACGTCATGGGCGTGTCCGAACAGTCTGGCCAGACGCTGGGGCTTGGCGTGGGCGGCTCGATTGCCGGCACCACGGACACTACAGCCAAAGACCGCGAGCCAACCGACCCGACGCTGATGGCAAACGTGGAATATAAATGCGAACAGACCAACTTCGACACGGCGCTGACTTACGCGAAGCTGGATATGTGGGCAAAGTTCCAGGACTTTCAGGTGCGCATTCGGGACGCCATCGTGAAGCGTCAGTCCCTCGACCGCATCATGATCGGCTTCAACGGCGAGCGCCGCGCGAAGACCTCCAACCGCGTGGAAAATCCGCTGCTGCAGGATGTGAACAAAGGCTGGCTGCAAAAAATCCGCGAGGACGCGCCGGATAACGTCATGGGCAGCACGACAAAGGACGGCGTGATCACTAAAGATGCGGTGAAGGTGGGCAAAGGTGGCAGCTATGCCAACCTCGACGCGCTAGTGATGGATGCAGTAAACGAGCTGATCGACCCCATTTTTCAGGATGATGACGAACTGGTGGTGATCTGTGGGCGTGAGCTGCTGTCCGACAAATATTTTCCGCTGGTCAACAATGAGCAGGCCAATACAGAGAAGCTGGCCGCCGATCTGATTATCAGCCAGAAGCGCATGGGCGGCTTGCAGGCAGTGCGCGCACCGTACTTTCCGGCTAACGCCGTGTTGATTACCCGTCTGGATAACCTCTCCATCTACTGGCAGGAAGACACCCGCCGCCGTTCGGTTATCGATAATCCGAAGCGTGACCGCATCGAAAACTTTGAGTCGGTCAACGAGGCATATGTGGTAGAGGACTACCGCTGCATCGCGCTGATTGAAAATATTGAAATCGGCGACTTCAGCGCGCCGGCCGAACCTGCAGGAGCTTAACGCATGAGCCTGAGTCCCGCACGGCAGCACCGCCAGCGTATTCAGGCCGAACAGGCCGCCCGTCCGGGCGGCAACGTTCGCCACGCCAGCGGCTACGACCTGATGCTGATGCAGCTCGCCGAAGATCGCCGTCGCCTCAAGGGCATTCAGTCCACGGTGAAGAAAGCGGAAATCAAGGTGGAAGTGCTGCCGAAGTACGTTCCCTGGGTGGACGGCGTATTGGCCGCCGACGGTGCGCAGCAGGATGACGTGCTGATGTACGTGATGCTGTGGCGCATCGATGCCGGTGATTATGCCGGCGCGCTGACCATTGGCCGCCACGCTCTCAAGCACGGCTGGGTGATGCCTTCGGGCTTCAACCGTAATGTGCAGACCCTAATCACCGAAGAGATGGCCGATGCGGCAAAGGCCGCACTGCTGGCCGCCACTCCGTTTGACCCCGACCTGTTGATACAAACGCTGGATGCCATCGGCTCGCTGGACATGCCCGATCAGTCACGCGCCCGCCTGCACAAGTCGCTGGGTTACGTGTTACGTGAAAGCAGCCCGGCGGCAGCGCTGAATCATCTGAAGCATGCCCTGCAGCTGGATGAACGCTGCGGTGTAAAAAAGGACATTGAACAGCTGGAGCGGAAGATTCGTAACGCCAGCTAATAACCGGACGTGCCCACGCGCGGGGCGGCACGGGGTGGCGACAGGCATTGCCGCATCAAAACCCCGTCCACCGCCCACCTATTATGGAGAAAACCAGCAATGAAATTCGTTGCGCCGGAGCAGGCACCGGACACGCCGGACATCATCGAAAACACCTTTTTCTGGCCGGAGATCAACCTTGCCGATTTCCGCGAGTCGATGCGCCTGGACGGTACGGTGACCGCGCCGCGCCTGCGTCAGGTGGTGCTGACCGCCATGGCGGAGGTTAACGCGGAGCTGTACGGCTTTCGGGAGCGCCAGCAACGGCTGGGATATGTGCTGCTGGCCGATGTTCCGGCAGAAAAGCTGGCCGGACAAAGCCAGCGGCTGCATCACTATCGCAACGCGGTGATGTGTTGGGCAAGGGCGGTGCTGAACGAGCGCTATCAGGACTTTGACGCCACGGCATCGGGTGTGAAACGTGGCGAGGCACTGGAGGATGCCACCGGGGATCTGTGGCGCGATGCACGCTGGGCGATCAGCCGTGTGCAGGACGTCCCGCACAGCATCGTGGAGCTTATCTGATGAAAGTGCGTGCGCAGCAGTATGACACGGTGGATGCGCTTTGCTGGCGTCACTACGGGCGCACGCACGGGCTGGCGGAAAAGGTGTTGCAGGCCAATCCGGGGCTGGCTGAGCACGGCCCCGTCTTACCTCACGGTCTTGAAGTGGAGCTGCCGGATATCACGTCAGCGGCCACCGTGCAGACCGTTCAGCTTTGGGACTGAATCATGACAACGGAACGCATCAGCGCGTTTTTGACTTACTGCATCGCCGTGGTGATGGCCTGGCTGGGCGATATGGATTTAAAGGATATCGGGACGCTGGCCGGTATCGCGCTCGGCATTCTGATGGCATTTATCAGTTGGTACTACAAACGCAAAACCTACCAGCTGCTTGCCAGCGGAAGAATCAGCCGGAGGGAATATGAATCTGCAAACCGCTAAGCGCTGTGCCGTGGGCGTGGTGCTGGCACTGGCCGCCACGTTGCCGGGGTTTCAGCAGTTGCACACCTCCGTGGCCGGGCTGAAGCTGCTGGCGGATTACGAAGGCTGCCGTCTGAAGCCCTATCAATGCAGCGCCGGAGTCTGGACGGACGGCATTGGCAACACAAACGGCGTGATGCCGGGCAATGTAATCACAGAACGGCTGGCGGCAGCTGGCCTGATCGCTAACGTGTTGAGAACGGAGGCAGCGCTGGCGCGTTGCGTGCCGGTTGCCATGCCGCAGCAGGTTTACGACGCACTGGTGTCGTTTGCCTTCAACGTCGGTACCGGTAACGCCTGCGGATCTACGCTGGCGAAGCTGTTGAAGGCGCGCCGCTGGCGTGATGCCTGCCATCAGCTGCCGCGCTGGGTATACGTGAAAGGTGAATTCAATCGGGGGCTGGATAATCGGCGTGCGCGGGAAATGGCTTGGTGCCTCAAGGGAGCCACGCAGTGATGCGCGCCATGGCGGTAACGTTGATCGTGTTGCTGGCGGCAATTGGCTGGCAGTCATGGCGGCTGGGAACCGCGCATCAAAAAATTAATACGCAGCAGGCCGCCATCAAACATCAGGGCGAGCAGCTGGCGCAGAAAAACAGCCAGCTGATGGCCCTGAATATCCTGACGCAGACCAACAGTCGGGAACAGATGCGGCTTTATGCCGCTGCTGAGAATACCAACGCGCTGCTGCACACACGCCAGCGCCGGATTGAGGAACTGACACGTGAAAATGAAGCCTTTCGTCGCTGGGCTGCTGCCGCTCTGCCTGATCCTGTTATCCGGCTGCGCCAGCGACCGGCCATCACCGGAGGTCAGTCTTACCGTGAGTGGCTGTCCCAGAATAACGCGTTGCCACCTGCCGAAGTCAGCCCCACACAATAACGGCGATCTGAATCGCCTGCTTGATGACACGGAAGCCGCCTGGGCCAGTTGTGCGGACAAGGTGGACACCATTGTGAACTGTCAGGAAAAAGACGATGAACAAGCCGCAATCCCTACGCGCCGCCCTGAATAAGGCGGTGCCCTATGTCCGCGAGAATCCCGACCGGCTGCATCTGTTTGTGGACAACGGATCGCTGGTGGCGACTTCCGCCGCCTCCATTTCATGGGAGTATCGCTATACGTTAAACGTGGTAGTAACGGACTTTACCGGCGACCAAAACCTGCTGATGGCTCCGATCCTGTTCTGGCTGCGGGACAACCAATCGGACATGCTGCAGAACGCCACGGAGCGCGAACGGCTGTTTACCTTTGAAGTGGATATCCTTGGCAACGGTGCCTGCGATTTAAGTCTGAATCTAAAGCTCACGGAGCGGGTAGTGGCGCAGGAGGTGGATGGCTCCATACAAGTTGAGGCCGTGGCGGAGCCGGATGAGCCGGCAGATGGATGGGGATTTCGCAGTGAATAATCTGCATGAGGTAGACGCCTGGCTGGCGGCGCTATTGGGTAAGCTGGAACCGGCTCAGCGGAAAAAGATGCTTCGGGAAGTGGCGCAGGATGTCCGACGCATTCAACAGGCCAGTATTACCGCCCAGCGCGCCCCGGACGGCACCGCATGGGAGCCGCGGCGGATGACCGCCCGCGCAAAAAAGGGCCGCGTTAAGCGCAAGATGTTCACGAAGCTCAAAACGGCCAAGTATTTGAAGGCCACCGCCAGTGCGGACAGCGCCACTGTGCAGTTTGATAATCGTGTACAGCGGCTGGCCCGCGTGCATCACTATGGTTTGCGGGACAGCGTTAACCGGCAGGGGTTGAAAGTGAAATACCCATCACGCGCACTTCTCGGTATTAAAGAACCGATGGAGTCTCAATTAAAATCTTTTATGATAGGCTGGCTCAAATATTAAACCAGCTAGATCTATATTTAATATCTATTTTAATCTTCTAAGTAACGAGAGGTTTTGTGATATATGTTTATGTCAATGGCAATTGCAAATAAGAAGTAAGCGAAGATTAATATTGCAGCAAGAAAAATAAGCATAGAAGCACGTTTGTCTCTTTGCGTGAATTTTATTCTTTTTTCTATTCCCTCTTTTTCTCCTATAAGTCCAATCCTGCTACAAACAGAGTAAGTTAAATTAAGTGATATTTTCCTTTTTTCTGCAAGTTTTTCATATAAGTCACTGTGGCAATCTTCAGATGTCAATCGCCATTTGTTTTCTCCAGGAAAGTTCTTTGCTTCATCATAAGACAATAGGAATTTTTCTTTTGTTTTTATTAACACTAATGACGCCCAGTTATTTGGTTGGTTTCTTATCGTTTCTTTTCCTAAGTATAAAAAGTAAGCAATAAGAGATATTAGTATTATAGCAAAAGTGGTATACCCAATTTTTCCTCTTTTTGTGAGTGGTTTTGTTTTCCAAAATTCGAATTTTGACATGCTGAGCTTCAATTCATAGGGTCTGATTCCTGCTTTAGCAAAGTAACCATCATCATTATCTGGCATCTTTTTCAACCATTTATAAATGAAAGCAATTGCACTTAGTGTTGCAGTGATAATGCCTGACATTAAATCTTTGTCTAAAAAACTAAAATTTTCAATGTTATTCAAAATCATCTCCATGATTAAATTGTGTAGAGGGCTATACAATCATATCTATTTAAAAATGATTTTAAAATAGTGCAAGCTACACATATGAATGCTCAATTAACTGAACTCATGCGTCTTATCACCAACCTGATCCGCACCGGCATTGTGTCCGAAGTGGATCCGGTCAACTGGCTGTGCCGGGTGAAAACGGGCGATCTCGAAACCAACTGGATTAACTGGCTCACCCTGCGCGCCGGTAATACCCGCACGTGGTGGAAGCCAACCGTTGGGGAGCAGATTGTATTGTTGAGCCTCGGCGGCAACCTTGAAACCGCCTTTGCCTTGCCTGCCATTTATTCCGAAGCCTTCCCACCGCCGGATTATTCAGATGAAGGCAGCGTGATCGAATATCCGGACGGCGGCTGGTTTGAATATGACCCGGAAAAGCATCTCTGGCGGATTAAGGGTGTGCAAAATGTCCTGATTGAAGGCGCAGACAATATCGAAATGAATACCAGGCGGTTTGTACTGAATACTGAGCAGGCCGAATTTAACACGGAGATGACCATCAACGGCGGCGTGACGCAGCTCGGTGGCGCAATGAGTTCAAACGGCGTCGTGGTGGATTCGCATGTTCACGACAAGGTGAAATCCGGCGGTGACACATCCGGAGGCCCACAGTGATGTATCTCGGCATGAATCAGCAGACCGGTAAAGCCCTGCCGGACACAGCCCATATCCGGCAGTCGGTGCGCGACATCCTGATCACACCGCAAGGCAGCCGGATTGCCCGGCGGGAATATGGCTCCATGCTGTTTGCCCTGACCGACCAGCCGCAGAACGATGCGCTCAACCTCCAGTTGATGGCAGCTATTTACGCCGCCCTGAGCCGCTGGGAGCCGCGAGTCAGGATTAACACCATTAACGTCAGCCGCAACTATGACGGATCCCTGCAGGTTGATTTAACCGGTCAGCGTGCCGATGGTTCGCCTCTTGCCATGAACGTCTCAACGGGAGGAAACAGTGGCGGTAATTGACCTTTCACAGCTGCCCGCGCCGGAAGTAATCGAGTTACCAGACTTTGAGGTACTGCTGGCAGAACGTAAGGCTGCATTTATTGCGCTGCATCTGGCTGATGAGCAGGATGCGATGCGCCGCACGCTGGAGCTGGAGTCTGAGCCAGTGGTGAAGCTGCTACAGGAAAATACCTACCGGGAAATGCTGCTGCGCCAGCGAATTAACGAGGCCGCACAGGCGGTGATGGTGGCCTATGCGCTCGGCAGCGATCTGGAACAGCTTGCAGCCAGTTATAACGTGTCCCGCCTGACCGTTACCCCGGCAGATAACACTGCCGTGCCGCCGGTGGAGGCGGTGATGGAAAGCGACGACGACCTGCGCCTGCGTGTACCTGATGCTTTTGAAGGGTTGAGCGTGGCTGGGCCGACCGCCGCCTATGAGTTTTACGCTAAAAGTGCAGACGGCCGTGTGTCGGACGTGTCGGCAACCAGCCCGGCACCGGCTGAAGTGCTGATCACGGTTCTGAGCCGGGTGGGTGACGGCGCAGCTCCGGATGACCTGCTGGCAGTAGTGGACGGCGCGCTCAATGATGAAAGTGTGCGCCCGGTAGCCGACCGGGTGATGGTTCAGGGCGCGACGATTTTCAACTATCGCGTGGAAGCCAGGCTGCATCTTTTTGACGGCGTGGTGGCCGGTCCATGTCTGGAAGCGGCGAACGGTGCGTTGGCTGCCTATCTCGCTGAACAGCGAAAGCTGGGGCGCAGTGTTCGACGAGACTCTTATGGGGCAGTGCTACGCGTGGCGGGCGTTGATTGGGTGGAGATGCTCCAGCCGGCCAGCGACATCATTATGGACAGGACGCAGGCGGGCTACTGCACAGACACGCAGGTCACGGTGGCCGATGATGACAGAGGATTCACGCCATGAGCATGAATGACAGTCTGTTGCCGCCTGGTTCATCTGCACTTGAGCGCCGGCTGGCCACAGCTTGTAGCGACCTGTCCACGCTGGCCGTGCCACTGCGTGACCTGTGGAACCCTGCAACATGCCCGGTAAGGTTTTTACCCTATCTCGCCTGGGCGTTCTCGGTCGATCGCTGGGACGAAGGCTGGGCGGAAAATGTAAAACGTCGTGTAGTGCAGGATGCGTTTTATATTCATCAGCACAAGGGCACAACCAGCGCAATCCGCCGCGTGGTGGAGCCGTTTGGCTTCCTGATCCGCATCATTGAATGGTGGCAAACCGGTGAAGCGCCCGGCACGTTCCGGTTGGATATTGGCGTACAGGATCAGGGCATCACAGAAGAAACCTATGTGGAATTGGAACGCCTGATCAACGATGCACGCCCCTGCAGCCGGCATCTGCTAGGCATGTCCATTAACCTGCAAGTGAACGGCCAGACCACGCTGGCGGCGGGCAGCTATGACGGCGACGACCTCACCGTTTACCCGTACACCCCCGATATCATCGCCGTCAGCGGCGCAGCTTATGGCGGCGCGGCGGTTCACATTATCGACCTGATGGAAGTCAGACCATGACGCAAAAATACTACGCAATCGTGACCAATCTCGGCGCTGCCAAAATTGCCAATGCCGCCGCGCTGGGTACAAAGCTGAACATTACGCAGATGGCCGTAGGTGACGGCAGCGGCACCTTGCCTACACCGAACGCCAGCCAGACGAATCTGGTAAATGAGGTTCGCCGGGCGGCGATTAACACCCTGAGCGTGGATGAGGTCAACGCCAGCCAGATTATTGCAGAACAGATTATCCCGGAGACCGAAGGTGGATTCTGGATCCGGGAGATGGGCCTGTTTGACGCAGACGGTACGCTGATTGCGGTGTGCAACACGCCGGAAACCTATAAGCCTGCGCTGCAGGAAGGTAGTGGGCGCACGCAGACCGTACGCATGATTCTGATTGTGAACAGCACCGATGCCATCACGCTGAAAATTGACCCGTCCGTGGTGCTGGCAACGCGCAAATACGTGGATGACAACATCCTGACGGTTAGACAGTACGCCGACGACCTGATGGCTGAACATGTTGCCGCAGACAATCCGCACAGCCAGTACCTGCAGACGGCAAATGCGCTGGCCGAAATAAAAGATGCTGGGCTTCTTACTGATCTTCTCAAAAACCTTGGTTTAGGCGATGGCTCATCCATTCCGGTTGGAACTCCGGTTCCGTGGCCTGCTGCAACGCCGCCCTCAGGATGGCTGAAATGTAATGGCGCATCGTTTGCCGCTACTTATACAGGGCTGGCAAAAGTCTACCCCAGCTTAAAACTGCCGGATCTGAGAGGTGAGTTTATCCGTGGATGGGATGATGGACGGGGCGTTGACAGCGGGCGTGCCATTCTGACTGCGCAGGGGCATTTGCTCGCCGGCCACGCGCACAATGTCCCGTCGTGGGATGCCTGGGACAGCACCGTACTGACATCCAATGATAGGCAGGGCGACATGCTGTTATCCACTGATAATGCCATTACCAGTGGTTCACCCATCAACGGGATGCATAACAGCAAATATGCCACCACAACGGTAGGCGGCACGGAAACCCGGCCGCGCAATATCGCATTTAACTACATCGTGAGGGCTGCATAATGGCTGAGGCAAAGCTTGATAAAAATGGCCTGGCTAAATCGGCCGGCATATTGACAGTATACAATTTTGATGCGGTAAGCTGTGAGTTTACCGGCTCCAACGATGAATTTTTGGCGCAGGGTGTCGGCCTGCCCGCTAACGCCTGTATCATCGCACCGCCCACTACTGAGGCCGGGTGCGTAGCGCTCTATCGTGATGGCAGCTGGCTAACGGTCGCCGATCATCGTGGAGAAACGGTTTACTCGATTGATGATGGTTCTGCGATGGTGATTACCACGCCTGGAGAATATCCTGCAAAGACGACGCCGCTTAAACCAGCGACAGAATATGATCAGTGGGATGGAGCAAAATGGGTGACGGATCTCAGCGCGCAGAAGGCTGCAGATATTCGTCTTGCAGAAAATCATAAGGCAGCGCTGCTTAACGAAGCCAGTAGCAAAACGCAGATATGGCAAACGCAGTTGATGCTCGGGATTATCACCGACACAGATAGGGCCGCGCTTACCGAATGGATGAAATACATTCAGGCAGTGCAGGCAGTGGAAACTACAGTTAAATCGTATATTCGCTGGCCGGAAAAACCCTAACTAAGCCCGCTAAAGCGGGCTAGATATCTACTTTATAATATTTTTGGTGGTTTATATTGATGCTTTGGCATGTTTTCTTTAGTGGGCGCGGGTTCTACAAAAATTATAAGCTCATTAGCTAAAGCATAATCATCCAAGCGACACATATTCAAAAGTTGCCCATCGGGGGAAACAAAAGCTATATTTCCGTAGTCAATGGATTTAGTTAATTGAAGAGGGCCTTGGGCTTCTCCGCTATCGCCATCTTTGATTTCTTTATAATAAATATATTCCTTTAAATAACTATCAAACTGATTCTTTCCAACACTTTGTTTTAGCAGTCCGGTTATGTCAGGCTGTTTTTTGTCAGAAAAATATGTCTGATAGGAAAGCTTTCTTTTAATTTCAGGATTATCTGTTTCTTTGAATTCCTCGGCAAAAATTAAAAAATGGAATGAATCCTGGTCATTTAAAAAAGTTTTAGCCATTTCATAGCCTGAGGCAGAAAACTTTTTCTTTTCAGAATCTATGCTGCTTCTATTTTTCTTGAATTCGATTAAAAGCCATTTGTTCTTGCCATCATTTAAAAAAGCATCACCGGCAAGTTCATGCCATCCATCTAATGGAGATATATAGCAGCCTTCTTTAATAGCTTGTGCCCAAAAAGAAAACTCGACAGATTTCTCCCACCAAAAAAGATCATGTTCAGACATACTCCATTCTCCTTAAAAATATTGTGCGAACGAACATACAAGCTACATGAAGTGTAATTCAGAGCTTTATCTTTCACCATAGCGAAACCCTTAAACAGGAGATTCGCTATATGGCGCAGGATTATCACCACGGCGTGCGCGTTACTGAAATTAACCAAGGCACCCGTACCATCTCAACGATCAGCACCGCCATTGTGGGCATGGTCTGTACCGCAGACGACGCCGACGCGGCCACCTTTCCGCTGAACAAACCGGTATTACTTACCGACGTACTGGCTGCCAGCGGCAAGGCTGGGGAGTCCGGCACGCTGGCACGCTCGCTGGATGCCATAGCCGATCAGGCAAAACCCGTAACCGTCGTCGTGCGCGTGGCACAAGGTGAGACCGAAGCGGAAACTACGTCCAACATCATCGGCGGCGTCACTGCCGACGGCAAACGCACCGGGATGAAAGCACTGCTGGCCTCGCAGGCACAGCTCGGCGTAAAACCGCGCATTCTCGGTGTGCCTGGTCACGACACGCAGGCAGTGGCGACAGAATTGTTATCGGTGGCGCAAAGCCTGCGCGGCTTTGCCTATCTGGCTGCTTACGGCTGCAAAACCGTGGAAGACGTGATCGCCTACCGGGCCAACTTCAGCCAGCGTGAAGGAATGCTGATCTGGCCTGACTTTATCAACTTTGACACTGTGCTAAACGCGGACGCGACGGCTTACGCCACTGCCCGCGCGCTCGGCCTGCGCGCCAAAATCGATGAACAAACTGGCTGGCATAAAACCCTGTCCAACGTCGGCGTGAACGGCGTTACCGGCATTTCTGCAGACGTTTTCTGGGACTTACAGGATCCGGCCACCGACGCGGGTCTGCTGAATCAGAACGACATCACCACGCTTATCCGTCAGGACGGCTTCCGCTTCTGGGGCTCGCGCTGCCTGAGCGACGATCCGCTGTTTGCATTTGAGAACTACACCCGCACCGCACAGGTACTGGCCGACACCATGGCGGAGGCCCATATGTGGGCGGTGGACATGCCGCTCACTTCGTCGCTGGCCCGTGACGTCATCGAAGGCATCCGTGCCAAAATGCGCAATCTGGTGAGCCAGGGTTATCTGCTTGGTGCCGACTGTTGGCTGGACGAGTCCGCTAACGACAAGGACACGCTTAAGGCGGGCAAGCTTGCTATCGATTACGACTACACACCGGTACCGCCACTGGAAAATCTGATGCTGCGCCAGCGCATCACTGACACCTATCTGGTGAACTTTGCCAGCCAGGTCAGCGCATAAGGAGCAAATAACATGGCTTTACCTCGCAAGCTGAAGCACCTAAACCTGTTCAACGCCGGAAACAACTGGCAGGGGCTGGTTGAATCTCTAACCCTGCCAAAATTCACGCGCAAGTTTGAGAAGTATCGCGGCGGCGGCATGCCGGGCGCGGTGGATCTCGATATGGGCCTGGACGATGGCGCGCTGGATACGGAATTTTCGATTGGCGGTACTGAGCTGCTGCTGTTTAAACAGATGGGCACCGCTACCGTGGACGGCATCCAGCTGCGTTTTACCGGTTCCATACAGACGGACAGCACCGGCGAAGTGCAGGCCGTGGAGCTGATTATTCGCGGACGTCACAAAGAAATCGATTCTGGTGAATGGAAGACCGGCGAGAGCAACAGCACCAAAGTATCCAGCACCAACAGCTACGCGAAATTGACCATCAACGGCGAGGTTGTTTACGAGGTGGATGCCGTAAACATGGTGGAAATCGTCGGTGGCGTTGACCTGCTGGAACAGCACCGCAGCGCTATCGGCCTGTAATACCTCCGGCATGGCTGCCCATGCCGCCACATTTAAACCCACTTATGGATATCGAACATGACTGACAAAACAGAAGTCACCCTGAGCACTGAAAAAGCCATCGTTCTCGACACGCCTATTGCACGTGGCAAAGAGGAAATCACCAGCGTCATTGTACGCAAACCACATTCCGGTGCGTTGCGCGGTACCCGCCTGCAGGCATTGATGGACATGGATGTGAACGCCATGATGACCGTGCTGCCGCGCGTTACCACGCCATCGCTCACCGCACAGGAAATCAATGAAATGGATCCGGCTGACTTGGTGAGCCTGTCGGTGGAGGTGGTCACTTTTTTGTTGAAGAAGTCGGTGCTGTCAGATTTACCGACGGCCTGACGGTAGAGGATCTGGTGGCGGACATTGCCGCCATCTTTCACTGGCCGCCCTCGGTTACCGACGTGATGCCGCTTACGGAGGTGCTGGAATGGCGGCACAGGGCAATCCAGCGACACGGGATCAGCGATGAGTGACCAGAATCTGCGCCTGCAGGTTGTGCTAAACGCGGTTGATAAACTCACCCGCCCGTTCAGAAGCGCGCAGGCCAGCACGAAGTCGCTGGCCTCAGAGTTGCAAGCCAGCCGCCAGCGCCTCAAAGATCTGAACGGGCAGGCCGCCCGCATTGACGGGTTCCGCAAAACCAATACCCAGCTGGGCATGACCTCCCGCAGCCTGAAGGCAGCCAAAGAGGAGGCCGCCCGGCTGGCGATGCAGTTTGCTAGTACCAGTAAGCCCACCGCGCAGCAGGCACGGGAGCTGGACAAGGCAAAGGCCAGCGCCGCCGGTTTGCAGCAGAAATACAATGCGTTACGCCTGTCAGTGCAGCGCCAGCGCGAGGCGCTGAGTCAGTCCGGCATTGATACCAAAAAGCTGAGTCAGGCACAGCGTGAGCTAAAAGGTCAGGCAGATGAAGCACGTGCGGCGCTAGACAGGCAGCAGCAATCCCTGAAACGTCTTGGCGAACAGCAGGCGAGGGTAAACGCCGTGCGGGATCGGCACGCCCGTTCACTGGAAAAGCGGGATCGCATTGCCGGGGCTGGCGTAGGAATGGCGGCCGCCGGAGTGGGCATAGGCGCGCCGGTGCTGGCTGCCGTGAAAAGTTACGCCAGTATGGAAGATGCCATGAAGGGCGTGGCAAAACAGGTTAATGGCCTGCGCGACGACAACGGCAACCGCACGAAGCAATTTTATGAAATGCAGGACGCTATCAAGGCCGCCAGCGAGCAACTGCCGATGGAAAACGGCGCGGTAGATTATGCGGCGCTGGTTGAGGGTGGCGCACGTATGAACGTGGCGAACGCCAGCGATTCCTTTGAAGACCAGAAGCGTGACCTGCTGGCTTTTGCATCTACGGCGGCGAAGGCAGCCACTGCATTTGAGCTGCCGGCGGATGAGCTGGCCGAAGGGCTGGGAAAAATCGCCAAGCTTTACAAAATCCCCACGCGCAACATTGAGCAACTGGGCGATGCTCTGAACTACCTCGATGACAACGCCATGTCGAAAGGCTCGGACATTATCGACGTGCTGCAGCGCATGGGCGGCGTAGCCGATCGGCTGGACTATCGCAAAGCCGCTGCGCTCGGCTCGACGTTCCTGAGCCTGGGCGCTGCACCGGAAGTGGCTGCCAGCGCAGCAAATGCGATGGTACGTGAGCTGTCCATCGCCTCCATGCAGAGCAACACCTTTATGGACGGTATGGACCTGTTAAAGCTCGATCCGAAAAAAATCGAAAAGCGCATGACGAAGGATGCGATGGGTACCATTCAGTATGTGCTGAACAAGGTCAACAGCCTGCCGAATGAGAAGCGCCTGTCCGCCATGACCATGCTATTCGGTAAGGAGTTCGGAGATGATGCAGCCAAGCTTGCCAACAACATGCCGGAGCTGGCACGTCAGCTTCAGCTGACCGCAGGTAGCGCGGCCTACGGCTCCATGCAAAAAGAGTCCGACATTAATAAGGATTCCGTGTCGGCGCAGTGGCAACTGGTCAAGACCGAGGCGGCCAATACTCTGAGTAGCCTGGGCGAAACCCTACGTACTCCGCTAATGGAGATCATGGATGTCATCAAACGCGTCACCGGCACCATGCGCCGCTGGGTGGAGGCGAATCCGGAGCTGACCGGCAAGCTGATGAAAATTGCCGCCGTGGTGGCGTCGGTAACCGTGGCGCTCGGCACGCTGGCGATCGGGCTGGCCGCCGTGCTCGGCCCGATCCTGCTACTGCGTCTGGGAGCCGGGCTGCTGACCACTAAGGGGCTGGGCAAACTTTCACCGCTGTTGGGCAAGCTGGGTACGGCATTTGCGAAGTTTGCGCCTGGGCTGGCGGCATCAGGCGGCGGGTTGCAGAAGCTGCTGAGGTTGTTCTCCGGCAGCGAAGCAGGCGAGGCAGTCAGTTGGATTGAGAAAATCCGCGATGCGCTTGGATCGCTGAACGGAAGTAGCGACGATGAGGAAGAGCAGGGCGGTGGGATTCTGGACGCCTTCCGTGAGGGAGCGCTGGAAAAGATTAAGGAGCAGGCGCAGCACGCCGGGGAGACGCTGGCCGCATCGTTCCGCAATCCGGAACAGGCGGTCAGGAGCCTCGGCACGCAGGTTAAAAGCCTGGCTGGTGCCGCTCTGACGCCGCTGGCCGCATCCGTTCGCGGAGCCGGAGGCGTGCTGCGCTGGCTGGCAATGTCGCCGTTTGCCTTGTTGCGTACCGCCATCATGGGCGTGATCAGCGTGGTAGGCGTACTGCTGAGTCCGGTGGGCCTGCTCGTGGCGGCATTGGCTGGGGTGGCGCTGGTTATCTGGAAATACTGGGCACCTATCAAAGCCTTTCTGGGCGGCGTAGTTGAAGGGTTTAAGGCCGCAGCCGGCCCTATCAGCGAAGCGTTTTCTCCACTACAGCCGCTATTTCAGTGGATAGGCGACAAAGTGCAGGCGCTCATAGGCTGGTTCAGGGATTTGCTGACGCCGGTAAAATCCACGGCGAACGATCTAAGCCACGCGGCCGACATGGGCAGGAGCTTCGGCCAGGCGCTGGCAGACGGGCTCAATAAGGTGCTGCATCCACTGGACTCGGTGAAATCGGGCGTTGGCTGGCTGCTGGAGAAAATGGGCCTCGTCAGCGAAAAGGCGAAGACGCTACCGACGAACCTTGCGCCGGGCAGCGCGCAATCGCGCGTAATGCAGCCGCAGCTTTACGGGCCTTACGCGGGTATGGCATTTGCGGGGATGCATGATAACGGTGGCTACATTCCGTCAGGCCAGTTTGGCGTGGTGGGCGAGAACGGACCGGAGCTAATTAACGGGCCGGTCAGTGTAACGTCGCGCCGTAAAACCGCCGCGCTGGCTGCCATGGCCGCCCTGACCATGGGCAGCGCAGGATCACCTGCCGACGCCGCGCCGTTGCATCCGATGAGCCTACCGGTACAGGCTTATCGGAATGAAGCTATCCGTCCTCAGCCGGTAAGCCATGCGCCGCAAATTCATATCGACGCGCCGATTACCGTTGTGCAGCAGCCGGGGCAAAGTGCGCAGGACATAGTCGCAGAAGTAATGCGTCAGCTTGAGGCGAAGCAGCGGCAGGCAGAGTCACGTGCCCGCAGTAGTTACAGTGATCGTGGAGGATTTGAAGGATGATGATGACGCTGGGCCTGTTCGTTTTCATGCTGAAGACGGTGCCCTATCAGGAGTTGCAGTATCAGCGCAGCTGGCGCTTTCCCAGCAACAGCCGTGTGGGCCTGCGCCCGTCCACGCAGTTTTTGGGCCCAGAAAACGACACGCTAACGCTATCTGGCACGCTTATTCCGGAGCTAACCGGCGGCAGGTTGTCACTGTTTGCGCTAGAGCAGATGGCGGAGCTGGGTAAGGCATGGCCATTGATTGAGGGCAGCGGCACCATCTTCGGCATGTTTGTGATCGAGAGTCTGAGCCAGACGCGTTCGGAGTTTTTCCGGGACGGTGCATGCAGGCGTATTGAATTCACGTTGACACTGAAACGCGTGGATGAGTCGCTGGGCGAAATGTTCGGCAGCCTGAGTGAACAGCTGGCTTCTATGCAGAGTGCAGCAACCGGCGCAGTCAACAAGGTGACTTCAGCCGTGGGAGGATTTTTAGCATGAACGCCAGGGAATGGGTGACGGGCGTTGCCAGCGCGCCCGCATTTCGCCTGACCATGGAAGGCGCTGATATCACGCAGCGCATCGAGAAGCGGCTTATCAGCCTGACGCTAACCGACAACCGCGGCTTTGAAGCCGACCAGCTGGATATCGAGCTGGATGATGCAGACGGCCAGCTGATACTACCGCGTCGAGGCGTGGTATTGACGCTGGCGCTGGGCTGGCAGGGACAGCCGCTAATCCAGAAAGGTTCCTACACCGTGGACGAAATCGAGCATGCGGGCACGCCTGACAGACTAACGCTACGCGCGCGAAGTGCTGACTTTCGGGCAACGCTTAACATCCGGCGCGAAAAGTCATGGCACAACACCACAGTGGGCATGATGGTAAAGGAGATGGCTGCCCGGCATAAGCTGGAGTTGGCGCTCAGTGACGAGATGGCAAAGACTTCGATTGATCACCTCGACCAGACTAATGAATCAGACGCGAGCTTCCTGATGCGACTTGCGCGCCACTGCGGAGCCATCGCCTGCATTAAAGGCGGTAAACTGCTGTTCATCCGGCAGGGACAAGGCCGTACTGCAAGCGGTAAGCCTTTACCCGTCATTACCTTGACTCGTTCGACCGGCGACAGTCATCGCTTCAGCCTGGCCGATCGCGACGCCTACACCGGCGTGATTGCCAGCTGGTTGCATACACGGGAGCCGGCAAAGAAAGAAGTCGCCAAGGTGAAGCGCCGGCGGCGACGCAAAATCACGGAAAAGAAAAAGAAAGAGCCAGAAGAAAAACAGGGCGACTATCTAATCGGTACGGACGAGAACGTGCTGGTACTCAGCCGGACGTATGCCAACCGCAGCAACGCAGAGCGGGCTGCCAAAATGCAGTGGGAGCGTCTGCAGCGCGGAGCGGCAACATTTTCCATCCAGCTGGCGCGTGGCCGGGCAGATCTGTATACGGAAATGCCGGTAAGCGTCAGCGGGTTTAAAAAGCAGATAGACGGCGGCGAATGGATAATCACCACGCTTACCCACTCACTGAGCAGCGATAGCGGATTCACAACCAGTATTGAGTTGGAGGTGAAAATTGGCGCCCTCGAAATGGAATAAGATGTATCTCAATATGGTTTATTTATGTATCATTAAACCCAAATGAGATGAGGGCTTAACTATGATGAAGTGTCCGTTATGTGGCAATGCAGCACATACTCGCAGCAGTTTTCAGGTATCAGCAACAACCAAAGAACGTTATAACCAATGCCAAAATATCAATTGCAGCTGCACCTTCAAATCCCATGAAACGGTTTCTGAGATCATCATGAAACCCGGTAGTGTCAAACCGGTACCGCCACATCCTGGAAGAGATCAGCAGCAAACATTGTGGATATGAACGCAACTATGTTCTGAAGAGCCCGCTTAGCCGGGCTTTTTTAATTTTTATCGGTTATGAAATTTTCCAAAAAATAAGTGAAATCTGTTAATTAATTAATGTTTTTTGATGAAAATATATGAAAAAATGGCAGATTGAAAGTCAATATAAATGATTCTAAAATAAATAAATAAATAAATAAATAAATAAATAAATAAATAAATAAATAAATAAAGATAGATAATATTAGTATGTATCGGATGGAAAAAAATGTTTCAATGTTTTCTTGCTTAATCAATTGAAAAGGAATTAAAAAATGAGCGACACTTCTTCAATTATATTTACAGCATATGCAACAGGAATTTTAGCACTTATTGGTTTATGTCAGATTTTCATATTAATGAGTCAAAGAACCCAACTCAGACTTGACTGGGCAGAGACCTACAGAAAACGATGGAGTGAAATAAGGATTGATTGGAGTAAAGTTATTTACTTTGGACATTCATCTGGAGACTTCTATCAAATTGCTACTTTAGAGGTCATTGCCGAGATAGATAAGATGAAAGCAGAAAGTCGTAATAATGCTAGAGACATTTGGGCGTTAGAACCGGCAATCCGAGTTTTCAACGAACTTAATGATATTTGTCTGCGCATTATGCAAGGACATCTCCGAATAGGTGATGCTTATCCAATATTAGGTACTGAATTCCTAAGGCAAAGCGCTGCCATGAGGAGTCTATTGGATTACGAGTATTCATTCCATCAAAGAAATAGTAATGACAAAGAGCATGCTAGCGTTCAGCGTTCAATTCGCTTGTGGCTTTCTTGTCACGATGGTATCAGACGTAGATGTCTAATATTAATTGATATGTTATGGGCTGAAGCCGTGAGGCTTGAAGATCTTCCCCCTGAGGATATTAAAAGCGCAGCTGACGCTAAGAAGATTACTGGTAAAGATAGAAAGAGGAGACTTAAAGAAGAAATTATTCGATTGGATGGTTATAGTTCATTATTAAGATCATTTTTTCTGGTGTATTTTCTACAGCATGCAGAATACAAAAAGAAAAAGTTTTCAAGAGGCATTGACCCTATCCGTCTCAAAAAGCTAGAAGAACTTTGGCTTGATCGCTACTTAGAGCGATAAAGCCATCATATTATATTTTAAGAAGCGCATAATAACTATAAGCAACAATTTTATGGGCTTCTAAAAAATAAAATTTTCTGACTCACTATAATGTAAATCAATGATTTTATTAATATATCTAAAAAATTAATCTTCCCAAGTTAATTTAAGGATTCAAAGGCTTGTTTCAACATACATCTTTTCTCTACCAAGCACCTTTGGAGATGGGTTTAGAGCCCACTATGGGAGCCTCTTGGAATCAAAGTTGTAAGCATCAGTTGAGGCTGAAAAAAAATCTGCTGCCATTTTGCTGCCAATGATGAATTATGAGAACAAAAAAGCCACCCAAGAAGGTGGCTTAACTGCATGATTTACATCATTAAATTTGGTGGCCCCTGCTGGACTTGAACCAGCGACCAAGCGATTATGAGTCGCCTGCTCTAACCACTGAGCTAAGGGGCCAGCGGAGCCGGGATTATAATGTATCTGTGCAGGGCAATCCAGCAAT